TGTAGTCCTGCACCACTGCTCCGGGTGCCACCTTTCGCGCGATAACTTCTGCTATCTGAGACATTACCTGTTGCTGCGTTGCTAAGTCCTGAAAAACAGGATTCTCCATTCTGATAATAAAGGTCTTTCCCCCGCCACCTGAGACAGGAACCTTGCCACCTTTTAGAGGGATATGAGCCTCGTCTATATTCCCGGTCTGATAGATACCCTTTGCGCTTGAGATACCTCCCTCATCATAGGAGGGTGGTTGTGCAGAGGCCAACATTCCTATTTGAACAGCAGTCATAGCGGCAATGGAAGATGCTAGAGCTATTGCACCAAGACCATAAGGAGGACTACCAAGAGCCCCCACTATGGCCACCTTTGCAGCCATGCCAGCCTGAATGATTGCGAATGCTTTATATAGTTTAAAAGCTTCTTCGCTTTGTTTTCCGCCTGCTTGAGATATCTGTAGGAAAGTTTGTGCAATATTTCCTGCCGCAGTTTGATACATCGCATACTTTGTTTTTTGTAATTCCTTTTCTTTTGCTGCGGCTTCCTCATCCATCTTGGCTTTTAAGTCATTATAATTAGCAACACCTTCAAGTCTTAAATCTAAGTTCTCCAGAAAGTACCCAAGTTGCAGGTCTTGATTTTCCTTGAACTTGGCAAAGCCAGCGTCTTCGATTGCTGTTGCTGCTCCGGGAGCTGCTGGCGGTTTTTCTGCTGATGGTTTTGCCGGAGCATAAATATCAATGTAGTGTTTAGGGGTTTTCTGGGAAGTCAGTTTCTTTTCAACACCATCGATGAGTGCTTCCAGTTCCTTAAAATTTGAGGTAGCTAAGTCTGTCCAGCTAATCAGCCCCTCTTTTGCGAAGGTTATGGCCTTGCCAAGATTCCACATCGCCGTACCGATATGAGCAATGCCTCCTACTATTACCGCTCCCTTTTTCCCCCATATAACAAGTCCAAGTATGCCATATTTAAGAATTGCGGGATCGTATGAAACTATTTTCCATAAAGATTTGGCTGCTGTTGTGATTCCATCTATTGCCTCAGATGTCTTCTGTCCTATCAATGCCCTATTAGCTGTAACCCAAGCTGTAATATCTTCTGCTACATCCTTTAATACTGGTAGCAATTCGATACCTATTACACGCTGTGCGCCCTTAACTGCACCCATCATGTCCGTCATTGTATCAGTATAGTCGGCGGCAATAGCAGCCTCAGAAGTAGTCATGACAACGCCTAATTCTTTGGCCTTGTCCATAAGCTCTTGAATACCACCACTACCTAATTTTAAGAGGGGGAGTAACTGCGTTCCGGCTTTCGCTCCGAATATCTCAGAGATAAACGCGGCCTTCTTTGTCTCGTCTGTCATGTTCTTAATTTTATCAGACACCTCAAGTAGAAAAGCAGACGTGCCTTTCATCTTTCCGGTACTATCCATTACCGTCAATCCAAGTTCTTCAAATGTACGTTTTGCCAAACCTATCCCACGGGAATAATCCACCATAACCTTAGAGGCATATCTCAAAGACTTCTCAACGGTTTGAACATTTGTGCCTGATATCTCAGCGGCATAACCGAGGGCGGAAAGCTCTTCTACCGCAACCCCTGTGCGGAGTGACATCTTGTGGAATTGATCACCTGCGGCTGCTACAGAATCAACAAGTCTCTTGGTAGCATAAACCATACTGGTAATTGCGGCAATCCCAACAAAGGCGTATGACTTCCAGTTAGCCTTGAGTTTGTTAAGGTATTTGTGCTGTGATGCAAATTGCTGTTTATTGATTCTGGCTATTTTAAGCGCTTTGGCTTTCTCTGCCCTGACAATATCCGCGGCTGTGGACTTGGCATGATTCTTAATGGTGTTGTAGTTCTTCTCGATGTTGGCTTTCATATGGGCGTAGGTCTGATCAGACTTTTTCCCCATTGACTTCCAGGCTTTCTCTATGTCGGTTGCGGTACGCTTACCTTTTTTCTTGACACCATCCAGGCTGGTTTTCAGGCCCTTATCATCAAGAGCAACTTTGGTTATTATGGTTCCGCCTTTGATAGCCATTATACAGCTCCAAGAATAGTCTTAATCTTTCGTATTGATGATCTTAATGCGGGCCGCATGAACGGAGTGTAGAACTCCACTATTCGCGCGTAATAAACCTTCTTATTTCCCGCAATTATCCAGACATCCTTCTTGCCTTCTTTCTGCACTACTCTGATGGTTTTTTTCAATGCGCCGGCATCTCTGGCCGTCCAGTATTGCCCTGCATATCGGCCTTTCTGATACATCGGTCTTGAAATAGTACCCACTCGACACTTGGCACGAGCTTTCCCTGCTATAACATCACCGGCTGATTTAAGTTTGCCAACATTTTCTTTCATGATCGCGTTTTCTATTTTCTTGGAATCCCACCCGACAAAATCAGCCATCTTTTTTCGTTAGCCTCCGCACTACATCCAGCAATAGGAGTATCTTATTTATATACTCAGCCCATTTCTCTTTTCCAATATTGTAAGCTTCAAACACAAGCCGTATCGCTTCATAATTATATCCACCCATCCCATTAATAACACCCGGTAATATCGCTTGGAACAGTTCCCATATTTCTATGTTGGCTTGTTCTAAGTAAGGTATTCGCCCCGAGGGACACTTTCCATCTACTCGACCTGTGCAATATATTCTCCCTTCGTCTTTCTGGACTGACTGACATAATGTGCAATCGAATCGTGTGTCATCGAAGATCCACTCAGCCCAGGTTATCAGTTTTTTTCAATCACCGCCGTTTGCTCGATTTCGTCTTTGCCCAGGGTCTCAAGCGAGTCGGCTATGAACTTTGCGAACTGAGGAGAACGGGTCATCAAGAGAACCTTGTTTTCCTTCGTGCATGGAATCTCTTTTTCTTTTGAGTCGTAGAAATTCTCCCACGAGATTATACAATAGTCCCAGAAGAGTTCGTTCTGGAGGTCGTCATTTACTTCTTCGTACTCGAATCGCCCCGGAGTTCCCTCGACCTTTTTGAAGTCAACCCGTTTCCGTGTGCTTTCTTTGGTGATCTTTTTCAGAGCCTCATAAGATAGGGTCCTGAGTTCAACCTTCCCTCCACCTTCCATCTCAAAGGAAGCTCCCCTTTTCTCTTCCAGATTTAAAACTGTCATTCATCTCTCCCTTATGCGTTAGCTGTAAATGAAATCATCCCATCAATTTGAAAATTGACGGCCTCTTTGACAACTTCCCCGATTGTTGGGGAAAGACTGAATCCCGTAAAAACTACCCATGCGTTGATGTGATCGCCGGTCTGGTCCTGATCTGGGTCGTAATTGAATAACTGGAGCAGGAAGTATTTATCCCCTCCGCCTATGGATTCATTCAGGTTATTCCAGAGCGTTTCAGACCCGATGAAATACCCGTTAGCCGACCCGGACCCGCCAGCTTGTCCGGGGAGACCTTCCTTCCACTGTTGCCCCATCCGAGAGGCATCAGCCATATCAAGAGAAAGGTCCAGTGACCAGTCAATGAGATATCCGACTTTTTGCAATGCTGCGGAGGGTATATAGCCATTATTCCCATCGACATCAACCTCCCCAACATTAGCGTCAAATACAGACGTGCCGTTGGTGTAGTTGGTTGTAAGAACATTTTTACCGCCAGCGTCCGTAAACGTAGGTGGACTGTTCGGATTTAAGAGTCTCATTAGGACATCTGTGATCTGCGCGGTATCTCCTACTTCATCACACCCTTCATCTTTGAGATTTCCTATAATCCATTGGTCGGTTAATGTGTGCGCTTTGGTTGCCGCGAAGGTAATTGTCTGTGTATCGGAGAGTGTCTGAGCGCCTCCCGAAATATCAACATCTTCAGTCCATGCCCCGCCATCTTTACGCCATTTGAACGTATCGACACCCGCGGTCCCGCCCAATTCGCTATCAATTACGACCTCGAAATAAGCGGAGTCTGCCCCGTCAAAAGCAGTCCCCCATGTAACGTCATTTAACCCTGCCCCAGAGAATCCATTAGGGCGCAAAACATACAAAGCGCCCAGCTTCCCGTGCGACGGTACTACTGGTGAACTCATTTTTACACCTCCCATTTCTATGTATATCGATATGGCAAGACTCACAAAGTGTCAGCCCATTGTCTACGTCAAATCTAAGTTCTGGATAAAGCGCAAAGGGTTTAATGTGATGTGCATTAAGATTTCCACCGTTGTCATCACCACAAAGTTGGCAAGTAAAAGAGTCGCGCTCAAACACAGCCTTACGCCAAGACTTCATAGCAAAAGAGTTTCTAATAATAGAATGCTCTGGAGTTATCCCTCCTTGCCAATTAGGATGCTTAGAGCCAGTTCTGCCATACATATGGTTATCAGCACCGCTTTGATGGCTCATTCTTTCAGAGGCACATTCTCTATTTAAGCACCCGCAAGATTCACATCTACCGCTTATCAATGCATCGCTTCGAACAATAACAATATTTCCGCAATCACAAGCACATTTCCAATAAAGACTTCCATTCTTCCCATCTTTTCCTGATAAGCCAACAACTAATAGTCTACCAAATCTCTGTTCAGTTAAGTCTTTCATATGCGTCTTTGTTGCAATCTCTTTTTGAAGACATCCACAAGACTTCGTGTGGCCAGACCTTAAACAAGTACCTCTAACTACGCATAAATTTCCACACTCACATTGACAGTTCCATGTAGCCACGCGGCCAACATTCGAACTACCAGCGCGGCTGATAACAGTTAATTTTCCATAAACTTCACCTGTCATGTCTTTTGCTTTTTTGCCCATATTTTTAGTTTGCCCCTTATGTTGAAGCAGATACAGCCAGAGCACCGTCACCCTGAAAATTAAAGGTCGCTGAAACAACATCTCCGATAGTCGGATTCATTGACATGCCTGTAATGAAAAGATCCCCGGTAAATCCACTGGTAGCCCCCTCGAGTAGAAAGATAACGTCTGTCAACTTGGTTCCCGGTGTAGCCGTTACAAGGTTGTCGAAAAAGGCTTTCTGTTCCGTATTCCCCAGAACAGTATAGGCCTCAAAAGATCCAGTCCATCCAGCCTGTCCGGGAAGACCCTCTTTCCAGTCCTGCCCAACCCTCGAAGAGTCGGCCATATCCAATGAAACATCAATCGACCATCCCTTTGAATATTCCATTGCCGTATCGTTTTTTTCCACCCTCACGACCTTGCCGTGAAATGGGACTGTGTTAAAACTCATAATAACCTCCTGTTTTTATTAGTTTTTTATTCTCTTTCCGGTCTTTACTTCAGGCGATCTGTATTCGTAGATCACCTTTCCTTCTAAATCCAATATCTGTGTCAAGGCTTTCGGGCAATCCATACAACCCGGTTGCACGTTCTGTTTAAGATTCCGTAAACATCCAGTTGAAGTGCAACTAATTTTTATAATCCCTCTGTATGCGTTCATAAGACCCCCTATGTCGTCATTTCTATTGAGTAGTCCTGCGCGTAATGAGTAACACCAAGCGTACCTGATGGTGTTGTAACTTCATCGCGCATTGTTGTAAGCTGTTCTCGGATAAAATATATAAGAGTATTGGCTGTTATCGTCAGAGAGCAATCATCATATAATGTTCGCAAATAGCTCAGGATGTTCTTGATTTCAGTCGTGCTGCTTGATGATGAGAAGATTGAAAATTGTATCAAGACTTCCTCAATAGTGTGTGAACTGGGATATTCTGGAATATCAGAAACAATTATATATACACAGTAAGGAAATTCAGCGCCTTCAGGGGCTTCATTCTCGAAGAGTCTGTTACCAATAGAAGCCATAAAGCCAGAAGCAATGGTATCATCCGTAGCGTGTTTGTAGAGGGCTGTAGTAAAATTCTTCATGCCGCTTCCTTACACATTAGATCAAGTATTTTTGACTCCATATTAGGGTTGATGATTGAGTCAATGTCAAAGTGCCTGTTCTTAAAGTTTAATCTCCAACTTGTTCTTATATCAGAGCGATATCTTATCCTGATTCTATGGGTTATGGTCATCGTGGTTCCCATCTGTTGCATCCTCTCAGAAGCACTCGTGGGCCAAATCGCGGCGAAGATTGTATCAATCGTAGCGAAAGTATCCACACTCCCCCCCATGCCATCCGGGGCCTTCGTGGGGGCCTGTAAAATAACTCTCTGTTTTAAGGACCCGATATTCATATAATCACATCCCACAATCTCACAGAAGCCAAAAGCCTCTGGACTACTTGATCTTCATACACAGACACGCCTAAGACATCCTCGCCCCTGCCTTCGTAGAGTTTCGCACAGGTCATCTTGATAGCCGCCCGTATCTTTTCTGGTACATCGCTTCCAGCATCCCCATATCCACATTTAAAAGTTACCTTAATCGGGTTAGAAGGATACTTCGTAAACGATGGCCATGTCTCGCCATAGGGTAAAACTATCTTTCCGCATTGATCACCATTTGTTTCTATCAGGTAATCAGTGGTAAGGGTCATTGTTGTTTCGGTTCCGGCTGAGTTGGTGTACTTGATGACCAAATCCGCTGTTTGAAGATTGCCAAAGGGCAGCTTGAATGAGTTGTTTGAAGGAAATCCGTCAAGATAATATTCCCATGTTGCGGTAATTAGTTGTCGCCGAGTAATTTCCTCAACATAGTCCCTCGCGGCCTCGATAATGTCGTCTAACAAATCATCTTCCGAAGAGGTGGGAGCGTATTCAACAACTGATACACCAAATGAACAGGCGTCACCCGCAACAGTACATACCACTCTTATGTATTGCTTAATCCCTGTGTAGGCGATCTCTTGGGTTGCATTGTCGTTTACGGTTGTAACCTGAGTGAAGGCTCCACCTGTCCAATCAGTGTAAGCAAGGTTGTCGTCTGAATCCTGAATCTTTGTGTCATTGGTCGCGCCAGCAAGGTTCGTGCCGGATTCCAGAAGAACAACCGTATTCTTTCCGAGTACATCAACACCAGTGCCTTCAAGAGTATAGGCCGCAGCTACCGCTTGACTACCGGGCGCGATTGATTGGGTCGAGGTTATGTTGTCTGAAAAAGTCCCGCTATCAAGCCTGAGATGTTCCTTCAATTCTAGAAGTGAAATCGGCTCGACTGCTGGAGCTGCTGATCGTATTACATACATGATCCACCCTCAATGAACGTGATATCTAAAATGTACAGTAGCGGTTGCACTCGCTGTTTCACATTTCACTCTGTAATAAATCGTTTCTCCCGCAGGAATTGAAAGATTCCTCATATGGGCTTGCGCTGTGTGTGCTATCTGATTAGTGGCTGATAACATTCTAGCACGAGCTACTACTTTTTTAGCAGCACCGTACGATATTTCCAGCATATATATTTTGTCTTTCACGCTTGCACTTTCCGCAACAACTGAGGAGATATGCCCACCTGAAGCCATCTTTGTACTAAGAGTTACCGAATTATTATCAGCGATTTCAGCCCATGCACCATAGGTATTAATGGTTCCGCCTGCTGTAAGGGTTACAGTCTCATTACTGCCTTCAGGGAATATATGATTCTCGTGGAACAATTCTTCATATAGAATTTTGAGAATGGCTTGCATTCTTATATCCATCAGATAATTTCCTCATAGTAAGCCCTAATGTTACCTATGTTCAATCCAACAGCCGAAGCCCCCTCTGCCCTTGTACCCATGATAATATACATTGCAACGTCAGGCTGTGAAAGTGGGTTTGTTAAAGCTGTCTGGTCAACTCCATTCAGAGAGAAGGTTATGCTTGCCGCTTCAATGGTTATCTTAAACTTATTCCAGTTCGTCAAGGTAGCTGTAATGTCTGCTGTAGCCCCGCCTGTTTCCACTCCACCCTTATCACACTTTCCCCTTAATTCATCAGCTACAAGACAGAATCCAACAATGTTCTGCTGAGTGATATCGTTACTCTTAGCCGACGAAAGCCCCATGAAGAAATGGGTATTATCATGTAGGGTTACTGCGGCAACCGACTGAGCTTCCCACTCCAGAACAAACCGCTCAATCATGTTATTCGAGTCACCCATGATTCCGGGCTTCACTTGCCAGCGATACTTTGAGTTTAGAATTACATCATTATCCCCGGTCGCATCGGTGTCTATATCGTAATACATATATCCACCAGCGGTTCCGAAGGCTCCAGAACCAGCTCCGTCAAGAGTCTCTTCCCATACAGCCGCAGTCAAGGCCTCACTCTCCCAGAACTCTGAAAGGTAAGGCATGTCACGGCTTATTGCTGTATTGATCTGTCCGAGTTCAAACTTGTACTTTGTCCAATTCGTGCCATCATAAGTTATGAAAAGTATCTTGGTATCATACTCCAGAAAGGTCGAGCCAACGGCTACCGAAGTAGGCTTTGTGTCAGTTGATAGCCCCACCCACCTTTG